GACAGATTCACTTGAAAATAAAAAGTATAACTTTACCATAGAAATTATTGAACAAGACAATAAATCTTCTTTGGGTAAAGAAGTTAATATTACTTCATTTAGCTATCTTCAAGTTTTTAGTAGTGTGTTTTTTTCAAAAGAATATAATCCAAATTTAGCGTTTAAGGAATAAAAATGACCATAGTAAAAAAGACTATTCAAGATTTAAAACCAAATAAAAGATACCTTGTAAAAGTAGAAGCTTTTGACAATAACCTGGGTACGGTTGCAGCGGAAAACTCAATCATAATAGAAACTCCATCTGACGCCTCTGTTCCAGGCTCTATTGATATAACTAACTTTAAGCTATACAACAACTCTAAGTCTTTGATGTTTAAGTTTGATGCGCCAAATGATGAAGATCTTAAAGGTTACGAGTATCAAGTATATTCTCAGAATAATTTATCAGAAACATATTTAATCCAAAGCCGGAGACAGCACAAGTAGCGTATTTAGCGTTGTTCTAAATGATATAGCTCAAGCTATTACATCCTCAGCTCCAGTCTATGGAAGAATAAGATCTTTTGATACATCTGGTAATTATGGAGATTGGACAAGCTTAATAGCTTCACAATCAACTCTTATAGACTCGGCAGAAATACTAGAGCTTACCGCAGATAAAATAAAAGCAGGAACAATCGGTGCTCAAACAATAAAACTAGATGGAGTTAACTCTGTAATTCAATCAAATAGCTTTGTTGCTGGTTCTACCGGTTGGATAATAAGAGGAAACGGAACCGCAGAGTTTGCAAACACTTCCATTAGAGGTACCGTAACTGCTGGTCAGGTAACCACAACAGGATTAACAATATACTCAAACGGCGCAATAACAACTACTTCTGGAAAATTTGGAGTAACATCTGGAGGAGTACTATCTGCAAGTGAAGTAAGTATAAGTGGAGCAATAACTGCAACTTCTGGAACATTTACTGGAACAATTAATGCTACAGGCGGAACAATGACTGGCTATTTAAGGGCTGGTGATGTTTATATAGGAAGAAATGTGTATGGAGCTACAGAACACAACGGAATAGGGATAGATGGAAGCTGGGACAATGCTTGGGTAAGAAGAGACACTAACGATACTACCTACTTTAGAGTAGGTTCTGGTTCTAGATATATTCAATTAGATACAGGTGGCTCTTCTGGTATTTATTTCCCATATTTTTCTGTAGACAATGATGGAAACCTAACTGCTACTTCAGCAAACATAACAGGAACTATTAATTCTGGCAACCTAACTGCAACAGGTGGATCAATTGGTGGATGGTTAATAGATCCAGGCTCCATAAGAACTAGTGGTATTTACTATGGGTCAAACGGCGCATATAATCCAGTTGCAGCATTATTAAACAACGGTGCCTTTGTAGTATATCAATTTGATTCTGGTCAACCAGGGTCTTTTGTGGTAGATCCAGATAATGGAGTATTAGTTAATGCAATAAGCATGAGATCAAGAACTACTGGAGGATCAAAAACTCACTGGTATCCATATTTTGATAACAATAAAGCATGTGGTGTTTCTGACTATAGATGGACAGAAGTATGGGCTATTGATGGAACAATTAATACATCTGACGAAAGAACAAAAACAGGAATAGAAAATATATTTGTTGGTTTAGACTTTATAAAAGATTTACGTCCAGTTTCTTATTATAGAATAGCGTCATATCTTGAACCAGTTTTAGATAAGGATGGAAAAGAAATAAGAGATCCAGTCACTAATAAAGCAGAAATGCAAGTTGGGGCTCCTGGAAAAAGAAAACATTTTGGATTAATAGCTCAGGAAGTTAAAGCTGCAATAGATAAAAACAATATTAAACCAGAAGATTTTGGCCCTTGGATTCTAACTGATACAGAAGACGAAAATTCAGACCAAGCTCTTAGATATGAAGAATTTATTGCTATTTTAATTAAAGCAGTACAAGAACTATCTGAAAAAGTTGCAACCTTAGAATCTAAAGTGTTATAATTCATTATTATGGATAATAATTCAAATTTAGATGTTAATTTAATACTGCAAGCTTTTCAAGATAGATTAGCTCAGCTTAATTCTGAATTAATTATAAAAGAAGCTACAATAAAACATTTAAATAATTATATTATTCAAAATTTAGAAAATGTAAAAACAAACGATAAAAAAGAAAAGAAAGAGAAGGATGACTTCTAATGTCAGATAATGAAAACACTCAAGAAAACCAACAAGCAACTATCACAATTACAGTTTCTCAACAGAATCTTCAATATAAGAGCGATTTTTCTGAGCCAGAAACCATCTTTTGGCTTGAGTCTGTAAAGAGCCTTATTATGAAGAAGGCTTTCGAGATGGCAGGATTGACAGAATCTACTAAGTAATTCGCCATTTATAGCTACTATATATAAATAACACAATAGTAAAGGCGTAGTAAATGGCTATTAGATCTTATCTTCCTTTTGCTAAAAACTCAGTTTCTTTAGAGGAAAAAAAGTTAAAGCAAGACGATATTAAAGTTTTAGGCAAGAGCATTAAGATAGCTGCTCTTGCTCTTGGTTTTCGTGGCTCATCATATTATTATGATACAAGAGCTGCTTTTGAACCCTCTCCATATGACTTTAATAGAATAACTCAAGCATTTGATACCGATGGATACGTTCGTCAATCAGTGGCTAAGCATAAAGAACTCTTTTGGAAAGAAGGGTGGGAAATAGTAGGAGAAAATCCTGAAGCTATTTCATACCTATACAGAAGAATAGATTTCATGGAAATGACCATGAAGAGACCATTTGCAGAGTTTTTAATAGAGCTTTCAGATCAACTTATAAAATATTCTAATGTTTTTATAGTTAAAGCTAGAGCTGATATCGGCTCTTTTTTTCCAGATAAGCTTAATCCAATTGCCGGAACCGAGCCTATAGCTGGGTATTATTTAATACCAACAGAGCAGACTTATATCTTAAGAGATAAACAAAATAGACCAAAAGCTTATCAGCAGGCTACAGATCCATTAACCTATTCTCCAAACGATAAAGATCCAGTATGGTCGGCTGAAAGAGTCGTTCATATGTACTTTGACAAAAAGCCAGGTAGAGCTTTTGGTACTCCATTTTTATCAACTGTTCTAGACGATGTAATTGCGCTTAGGCAAATGGAAGAAGATATACAAAATTTAGTTCACAGAGAATTATTTCCGTTATATAAATATACAATTGGCACAGCCGAACAGCCAGCAGAGCCAGAGGAAATTACAAGAGCAGCAGCAGAAATAGAAAACCTTAGGGCAGAAGGTGGGCTGATCCTTCCATATAGACATAGCGTAGACGTAATTGGAGCAAACAACACGGCACTTGATGCATCCGAATACCTAAATCATTTTAAGGAAAGAGTCGCTGTAGGATTAGGCGTTGCTCCTCACCATCTCGGTATGAGCATGAATGGTGGCAATAGATCAGTTACCGATAGACTTGATGTTTCTCTTTACGATAGAATTAAGCAACTGCAAAAGCAATTTGCAGAGATGATAAGAATATATATATTCAATGAGCTATTATTTGAAGGTGGTTTTGATCCGCTAGAAAATCCTTTAGAGTCATCAGTGTCAGATAGATGTTTCCTAAAATTCAAAGAGATAGACGTAGATACTCAAGTTAAAAAAGAAAACCATATAATACAAAAGTTTGTCAATAACTTGATAACTATAGACGAAGCAAGATTGATGCTTGGTCTCGATACTGATGTTGATGAGGAAAAGCTTTTTGCGTACATGCAGGCGCAGCTTCAAATGGATATGGCAAAAAATCAAGCTGAATTAACAGCAAATACTTCTTCTCCAAAAAGTTCAGATGGACAACAGCCAGCAACTAGAGGGCAAAGAAACCTACCGTCTTCAAGAAAAGGGGTAGGTAATTCTAGTAGGCCTCAGAATCAAAACGGAAGAAAAAGTTCTCCAAATATTAGAAGATCAGACGATATGTCATGGCTTGTAACTGTTGAAAAACTGCTTGAGCCAGAGTATAATTATATAGAAGACAAATAACATTGGAGATTAAATGATCGTTAAAGAAGAAACATTAGAACAGTTAGAGGAAGCCGTTGCGAACGGTCAGTTCCGTTTGGCTAATGCTAGATTTCTAGAAGCTCTTGCAGAGCTACTTGAAGTTGTAGCTGAAATGAAATATAAATTGGATGCAATAGAACACTTCTTAACTTCAGATGATGATGAAGAAGACGAAACTGAAAATAAGGTCGAAGAAAAAGAAGAAGTAGCAGTAGCTCCGCAAGAAGTTGAAGCTGTTGAAGAAGTTAAATTGGCCAATGAAGAAAAGCCAAAACCAAAATCAAAAGCAAAGCAGACAGAAGAGCCAGAAGTTAAAGAGTAGAGCATGCTGATAATAGGCTGCCCAGTATACAAAAGAGACTGGATACTACCTCACTGGTTTGCTTGCATTCAGAGACAAACTTATAGCTTAAAAAATATTGGTTTTATTTTTGAGCTCGGTGCAGATGATAAAGAAACTTTTGATTTTTTAGTCAATTGGAAAAAAGCTCATCCAGAAATTTCTATTTTTGATATAGAAATTAGAGAAGACATAGCGCACCACGCACATGCGGAGGGTACTAGAAGATGGTCTTTTTCAAAATATGAAAATATGGTTTCAATGAGAAACTCTTTGTTGGATAAGGTAAAAAAAATACAGCCTGATTTTTATTATAGTTTAGATTCAGACATATTATTAACTAATCCAAATACAATAGAATTTTTATTAAGTCATATTACATCAGGGTTAACAGACGCAATAAACACTCTAATGTTCATGACTCCGTTTGGAGTGGAGTATCCAAGCGTTATGTCGTGGCATGATTCAACTTACCAAAAAGCTCACAGAAATAACCAATACCCTTTTGGATCCTTATTCCAAGCAGATGTAATAATGGCAGGAAAAATGATGTCAAAAGATGTTTATAATAATTCTAGATATAAGTTTCATACTCAGGGAGAAGATCTTGGGTGGAGCGCTGACTGCGCAGAAAAGGGATTTAAACTTTCATGCGCTTCATACATATACACTCCGCACATAATGGGTAAAGAAGAGTTAAAAAAGTTTTTATCACAAGGCGATGACAGATATGAGCTTGTTTTTAACAAAAATCATGTTAACGCACATAAACACCAGGATATATTTGCATAAATGTGTTTAATGGTATAAAATATATTACTATTAAATACGGTTTAAAAAAATGGAGACAAAAAATGGCCTTTGAGTTTGTAGAGAACTTTACAATAGAGCTTCCTGAGATTAAAGAATCAGATTTTAACTTTTCTGAAAGTTCTGATTTTAAAAATGGTCTTATCATTGAAGTAGCCGCAATACACGAGCGGATTAACAGGCAATTATAATAATTACTCTGCAGTAGAATTAGAAAAAGCTCTGCAATCCTGGGTAAATCCATACCCTAAGCCAATTATATTAAACCATGATCTAAATACAGAGCCCATTGGAAGGGTTATGGCTGCAAAGATGGACAAAGAAGAAGACGGCGCTCCATTCGTAAGATTGCAGATAGCTATAACAGACCCAGTTGCAGCTCAAAAAATAATGGACAAAAGATACTTGACTGGATCCGTTGGAGGAAGGGCCGGAAAGGCCGTTTGTAGTATCAGCGGAGAAGACCTCGCAGCAGAGGACGCCAATGGAAGGCCCAGAATGCCCAAGTATAGAAGGGGGCAAGTTTATAAAGGTAAATTAGCTTTTATAGACATGCAAGATATATCTTTTAAAGAATACTCTTTTGTAAATCAGCCTGCAGACCAAAGGTCTGGAGTTAGAAGCAAAACAAAGGCTGATGGAACCGTATCTGTTTCAGATTCAGATTGGGTAGCAAAAAGCTCTGCTTTTATTTTAAAGATGGACGAAGAGGATATTTACTCACTTTCAGAAAGTGAATCAATCTTTAAAGGAATGAAAAAGAAAGAATCTAGACCAGTATATCTTCAAATTAAAGGTTCGTTCTTAAGTGCCATGGCGGTAAATGAGAGTGAAAATTACAATATTAAAGATAACCCATTACTATCAACAGAACAAGAATCTAGAAATAATGAGGAGAATTTTGAAATGACAGTTCTTAAAGAAGAAGAAGACATCCTAGCTGTTGCAAAAGAGCTTAGTGATGATCTTTCCTCAATTGCTGCAGACGTCGTAAAGAAAGATGATTCTACAGAAAGTGCAGAAGCACCATCTGAAACTCCGGAAGAAAATGCCGCAGAAGAAGATGCAGTGGAAGAAAACGCTGAAGAGACTGTAGAAGAAGACAAGCAGGAAGAAAAATCCGAAGAAGAGATTTCTACCGATAAAGAGGAAGAGTCGGATGTGCAAGAAAAAGCTGAATCCGATAAGTCCGAAGAGTCGGTTGAAGAGCCTGAGTCAAATCAGGAACAAGAAGTTGAAAAGGAAGATTCACCAGAGCTCAATGACAAAAAAGAAGTTGCTGAGCAAAAAGATGATGAGCTTTCCAATAAGATCAAGCTTCTTGAAGAAGAAAACAAAAACCTTAAAGCAGCACTTCACAGAGTGTTAGCAGAAAGAGTTGTAGATGCAAAAATTTCTGCCGGAGTTGAAAGCCCAGCAGAAAGAGAAGCACTTGTTGCGGACCATGTTACAAGAACAGCTTCTTCGCTAGCAGATTCGCTAAGAGATTTAGCAAAAATGCCAGCAAAGAAAGCAGCTACAACTGTAGTTCCAGAAATTACTAGTGAAGCAGAAAACACAAAAGAAGAATTTAATGTAGCTTCAATTGAAGATGTTGATTCAGAGAAAAAAGAATCAGCACCATCTGCAGAACAACTTTTTGTTGACGCCTTAATGGGTCGTCGTTCGCTTTAATAACATACAAGGAGATAATATAAAATGAGCTTAGCAAAATTCCGCAAGGTATATGCCAAGACAGGAGCAGGCAGGTTTGTAGTTTCTGAGGGCGTTGCGCCAGCAGCATATCTACTTCCAAGTGCAGGTCTTCCAACTTGGTATCTCGATTCAGAAGATGATCGTTTTGAAATTGTTCTTACAAAGGGAACAATTCTTTCAGTCGTAGCTGATTCAAATGGCGATGCAAGAGTAGTTCCAGCAAATGGTTCTTCCTCAAGCGTTACATGGGGCGATTCAATGCCCGCGTCATGGGATCCGCTCGATGGTGCAACTCCAGCTTACAGCTCGGGTGCAACTGACACAGTTACAGTTGCAGCTAAGTCTGTTCCAGTTGGCGTAGCTCAATACGATCTATATCGTCCATTTGACAAGGGAACTTCACAGGGCGCAGGGTTTATCACCCACGGCTACGTAGAGTACCCAATGGTCGATGGAATTAACAATGATGTGACAGTCGGTTCCTTAATCAGAGCTGACCACATGGGTCGCCCAGTGGTGTTAACATCAACACTGAGTGGCACAGATCCTTACCTCCAGGTTGGTAAGGTTATTGAGGTAGAAAAGTTTGCAACCAACTTTGATGATGGTCTGCTTTCCTACATGCAATTGCCATCGGATCCTGGTGCACTAAAGACTGTTTTTGAAGTTACAAGAACAGGCACCTATCAGGGCAAGTTGGGCATCCGCTCAAACCTGGATGTAACAAATGTGCTTGGCGCATTCCGTGTCAATCTAACACTGTAATAAATAAAAAAGAAAAAATAACACAGGAGGAATAATCCTAAGATGAGTAAATCAATCCAAGAGCTCCTCTCGGGTCTCCCAGCATGGGAAACAGCATTAACTGAGGACGGTTACATCGATGGAGATAACAGAGTAACCATTAAAGAAGCATTTGCATCACCTGATGCAGCTGCACTCTTTCCTAAAGTCATCTCCCGTACACTAAAGGAAGCAGCTGAGCCACAATTATTGGTTACGCCACTTCTCTCAACTGTACGTCTCGGCAAGGGACGCTCTTTGGAGTTCCCAGCAGTTAATGCAATTCAAGCTGCAGAGATCCCAGAAGGACAAGAATATCCAGAACAGGCTCTCGCCTTTGCAAAGCAAGTTGAAGGTAAAGTTTCAAAGAAAGGTGTCAAGTTGGCTTTTACCGAAGAAGTCATCGCAGACTCACTTTGGGACATTGTTGGCCTTCACGTCCGCGCTGCTGGTCGCGCAATGGCTCGCTTAAAAGAGCAAATTGCACTCAGCAGATTCAAGGACGCAGCTACCATTGTTTTCGACAATGATGACAGCAACTATGATTCAACAACCGGTCGTGGTATCGATGGCGCAGCCAATGACACCATTACATGGGATGATATCGTTGACATGGCAGCAGTCCTCATGGCAGAAAACCATGTGCCAACAGACTTCATCTTGCACCCACTAATGTGGTCTATCTTCTTGAAGGATAGCATTTTCCACGCTGGTGGTTCAGCAGCAGCAGTCAATACAAGTTGGGGCTACCGTCCTCAGTCCAAGGAAGGCGCGTTGAATTCAACCGCCCCAATGGGTCTGAATGTGATTGTTTCTCCTTTCGTTAGCTTCACAGCAAAGAGTGGCTCAACAGCAGCTAAGTCAGATCTATTCTTGATCGACCGCAACGAAGTTGGTTCACTCCTTGTGAAGGATGACATGAGCACGGATCAGTTCGATGATCCAAGCCGTGACATTCGTCAGATGAAGATGAAGGAGCGCTATGACATCGTAATGCTTGGTGACGGTGAGGGTATCACAGTTGCTAAGAACGTTAGACTACAGCGCAACTACGAGGTTGAGGTTACCAACTCGGTATCTCTCTAATCCTTAGGAAAGTTATAGTTACCTTATCCTAAAAGGGACTTGGGGGTGGTGTAAAAACCACCCCCTTGTTCTTTTATATAGTTTGGTTACTATAAAAACGTACTTTGATGACTGGAGATTAATGTGGCCTTAAACTTAATACAAAACGCTGCAGTAGGACTTGGAACGGTATCCGTTAAGTTCGGAAGAACAATCAAAATAACTTCTATTAAAGAAGAAAACATAGTTGTTCAAACAACTAGTGCAACACCAAATGTTTTAAATAAACCATTTAAAGATATTGATACATTAGCAGATTATAATCAAATATCTAGAACATTAAAACTTCTTTGGAATGTTCAATTAGCGCCTTCAACTGAATATGTTATTAGGTTTATAAATTTTTACGACGCAGCAAATGAACCAATTCCAGAAGAGCAAATCAAATTTACAACACTAGCATCTGGTGCTACTCCTAATATTGGAGACTTCAATTCCGTCAATGAGCCAGAACTACAAGAAATTCTTGTAGAAGATAAATCTATACGAACTGACGCTTTTGCAAGCTATCAAATAATAGCAAAAAATCCAAACTTTTATATAAGTTCAGTTGATCCAGTTAGTGGAGATTTTTATATTGATAATTCTTATAATAGTGGAAGAATTACAGTTTCTTTTAATGAAAAACCAGCTTCAAACTTTTTAAATAATAAATATTTTAAACTACAAAAAAAGAAAATACAAAGACAACCGTCAAGATGGGAAACTATAATAACAGAGATTTCCTCACACGCTTGGAAGCCAGAAGTGTATGTAGATGTTCCTTCTCAAGATTCTACTCCTTCATACTTTGTTGAAGATAAGGAATATTTTGAGTCTGGATATAAATATAGATTAATAATATCTAAAGATGTAGGTATCTAATTTGTCTAACTTTATATACAAAAAAACAAAACAAGCTCTTTTAAATGGTGCAATTAATTTTTCTGCAAATCAATTTAAAGTACTTTTCCTAAAAAGTTCAGAATATACTCCAGATGAAGATGTAGATGAATTTGTTTCAGATATTCCGTCCAGCGCTATCTCGGCTAGATCATCAAATATAGGAAACCTTAGCAATACCTTGGGAATCGTAGATGGAGATGACGTTATAGTTGATAACTATAATGGTGGAACTTTTGAAGCAATAGCTTTTTATCAGGTCGGTTCATCAGATTCTGATTCAAGATTAATATTTTACATAGATACATCAGAAGGTTTACCATATATAGTTACAGCTAATAATACAACAGTTACTATATTATGGAGTAATGAAATTAACAAAATTCTAAGCATTTAAATTAAATTAGGTTAGGAAAAATGTCCACAAACTATCCAAATTCAATTGATAATTTTACAAATCCAACAGAAACTGATACCTTAGATTCTGCGACTGTTCCTCACCATTTACAACACGCTCAGATCAATGATGCGGTTGAATCAATAGAGTCTGAGCTTGGAATCAATCCAGCTGGACCATATACAACAGTTAGGGAAAGAATAGAAGGCTTAGAATCGGATATTTTAACGCAATCAGTTTTAAATGGATTATTTGACGTTACTATATCTACAGCATCTAATGGAGACCTGTTGCAGTATAACGGATCGTCATGGGTTAATTCAGCAAAAGAAAATTTAGTCGATGGAGGAAGTTTTTAAATGGCCAACACAATTAGAATTAAAAGAAGATCTTCAGCCGGTTCCTCTGGCGCACCGTCTTCACTAGAGAATGCTGAACTAGCATATAACGAAGCGGATGATACGCTTTATTATGGTAAGGGGACAGGTGGAGCAGGAGGTTCGGCTACTACAATTGAGGCCATTGCACGGATCAGGCTCTTACGTAACAAAGGGAACTACTCAAACAGTTTCTGGTGCTAAAACATTTTCTGGTGTTGTTATTGTACCAACACCAACAGCAAATACCCACGCTACAACAAAGGCTTATGTAGATGGCGAAATAACTACAGTAAACAATACAATAGCAAACATTGCTACATCATTTACTGTAGCTGGAGACTCTGGATCGAATCAAACAATAACATCAGGAACAGATACATTGACCATTTCTGGTGGAACAGGACTATCATCAGTAGCTGGAGCAACAGACACTGTAACAATTAGCCTTGATAACACAACAGTATCAGCTGGCTCATATGGCGCAGCTAACACTGTTTCAACTTTTACGGTAGATGCACAAGGAAGGCTTACCGCTGCAGCAAATGCTCTAATAAGTGTTACTTCAAGTCAAGTAACAGATTTTGATGAAGCAGCGCAAGACGCCGCTGCAGCACTATTGACAAACGGTACGCATTCTGGGATTTCTGCAACTTACGATGATGCTAACACAAAAGTTAATTTAGATGTTTCAGATTTTACAATTACTTTAGCTGGTGATCTTTCTGGTAGCGTAACGATCACTGACCTAGCAAGTGCAACGCTTACTGCAAGCGTGGTCGCAGATTCAGTGGCCTTAGGAACTGACACAACAGGAAACTATGTTGCATCAGTTGCTGCTGGTACTGGCATATCGGTATCAAACACTGGAGTTGAAGGTGGTACATTTACAGTAACTAACTCTGGAGTTGTAAGCTTAACTGGAACAAATAATGAAGTTACCGTATCAGCTGCAAATGGAGCAGTTACTCTTGGTTTAGCTTCAAACGTTACAATCGCAGATACATTAACCGTAACTGGCGACCTAATTGTTCAGGGCAATACAACAACCTTAAATACAGCAACTCTTGTTGTTGAAGATAAGAATATTGTCCTTGCAAATACTGCATCACCATCAGACGCAGCTTCAGATGGAGCTGGAATAACAGTTCTTGGTGATACCAATAAAACATTTAACTGGGTAGACTCAACGGATTCATGGACATCTTCAGAAAACATGGATCTTGCCGCAGGAAAAGTATTTTCAATCAATGGAACAACAGTATTATCAAATAATACATTAGGTTCTGGAGTTGTCACTTCTTCCTTAACTTCAGTTGGAACAATATCAACTGGTACGTGGCAGGCTGGAACTATTGCAATATCATACGGTGGAACCGGTGCAACAACAGCTTCTCAAGCTAGAACAAATCTAGGTTTAGCTATAGGAACAGACGTTCAGGCGTATGACGCAGAATTGGCAGCAATAGCTGGGTTAACTTCTGCTTCAGATAAACTTCCTTATTTTACTGGAAGTGGAACAGCAGATTTAGCAACGTTCACTTCGTATGCAAGAACGCTTCTTGATGATGCAGACGCATCGAGCGCAAGAACTACGCTTGGACTTGGAACAATATCTGTGCAAAATGCCAATAACGTTACTATAACCGGAGGATCAATTTCCAACTTAACCACTTTCGATGGAATAACCATCGATGGTGGAACATTTTAATTTCTAATTAAGAAAGGTTATCATGGCATTACCATCAATCACCCAGGGTCAAATAGCCATAGACCCAACAAATGGAGTCTTTTACTATAAAGACGGAAGCAATTCTTTAGTAAGCACTACGCTATCATGGCTTCAAGATAGCAATACTGCAATATCTACTGAAGATAGCGTAACTGTTTCTGGCGATCTTATTATTACTGGAGATTTAACAGTAAATGGTAATACCGTCTCTGTAAACGTTTCTTCTGTTGTTGTAGAAGATAATATACTTGTTTTGAATGGCAATGTTACTGGATCTCCATCTCTTAACGCTGGAATAGAAATTGAAAGAGGAGATTCAACAAATGTTTCTATACGTTGGAATGAATCTACCGATAAATGGGAATATACAAACGATGGTGCAAACTACTACGTTATAAACGATAACGCAAACACGGCAAATGCGTGGGCTACCGCAAGAACTATTACTCTTGACGGAGACGTATCTGGATCTACATCTATAGATGGATCAGCTAACGTAACAATATCAACAACAGTTGCAAATGATTCACATAATCATACAGCTTCAACATTAACTTTTGGAATAAACGACGCGTCTGACGTAACCATAACAGACGCAGCTGATGGGGACTTCTTAAGGTATAACGGATCTGCTTGGTTTAATGATCCAGTTAATCTTGCTACAGACACAATAGGGGACTATGTAGAATCATTAGTTGCCGGAGATGGAATAACTTTATCAAATAATTCCGGAGAAGGAGCTAATCCAACTGTTTCTTTGACTAGCAATTCCATTATAGTTGGTTCAACTTCAATTTCCCTCGGTAGTTCTTCAACAACAATATCCGGCCTTGTTTCAGTTAGCTCAACGGCTTTCTCTGGAGAGCTTACTGGTAATGTAACCGGAAATGCAGATACCGCAACAAAATGGAAAACAGCAAGAACAATAACTTTAGATGGTGACGTAGTATCTGGCTCTGTTAGCATTGATGGAAGTCAAGACGCTACAATAACAGTGGGAATATTGGACGATTCGCATCATCATGGCCCAACTACCGTAGCTCTTGCTTTGGGTAATTTGACGAACGTAGCAATATCAGATCCAGTTAGTGGAGATTTTTTAAGATATAACGGATCAAATTGGTTTAACGATCCAGTCAATTTGGGAACAGACACCGCAGGAGAATACGTTGCCGCTTTAACTGCAGGAAGTAATATTCTCATAACAAATAACTCTGGAGAAGGTACAACGCCAACAATATCTGTATCTTCGACTCCAAGCTATACCACGCTTACCACAAGTATCCTAACCGTAGATTCAATTGAAATTGATCCAACCGGGGCTCTTACTGGTCAAGTTCTTAAATATAATGGAACAAAATTTATTCCATCTCAAGACAACGTTGCAGCTGCAGGAAATCTTGCGCTAACAGATTTAAGCGATATATCTTTTGTTAATCCAGTAGACGGATCTTTAATGAGATATGACGGAACCTACTGGACAGATTCTGGAATAGCATTTGAAGATATCTCAGATTATGCGAATAGCTCAACTCCACAGTATGGAGATTTAGTCCACTATGATGGTGAAAATTGGACAAATAAAACTCCAGTGCTAGATGACGCAAGTGACGTAGATCTTGCAGGAAAACTTAGTGGACACGTACTTCAATATGACGGATCAAACTGGGTTTCTTCTAATCTTGGATTAAACGAAATAGACGGATTTTTAGTAGCAGCAACTCCAAACACTGGTAACGTTCTTCAGTGGAATGGAGAAACTTGGTCAGATTCAATAATTGAATTGGGCACAGAGACAACCGGAGATTATATTGCATCGCTAACATCTGGAGAAAATATTATTATAACAAACTCTGGTGGAGAAAGTGCAAATGCAACAATAGCAGTTAATACAAGCTTGTCAAACATTTCCACAATATCTGGAACAAACATTACGATCAATGCAAACACGCTTACAAATGGAAATGTAACTATATCAAATACTTTAGTAGTTTCTGAAGAAACGAGTATTGCAGGTAATACAATTGTAAGTGGAGACATTTATCTTGGAGTTAACGCAAGTATATTTGCCTCAGAATTAACTCATCCAACGATGGTAGTTCAGTCGAATCATAGTGACTATTCGCAGGTAGCGTTTAGAAACTTGGGGAATGCAGCTAGCAGTTCCACCGACATCATTGCGTACTCTAATAATGGAGATGATTCTTCCGGTTGGATTGATATGGGAATCACATCTGATTCCTTTAATGATATCAACTTTAGCACCACTGGTCCAAATGATGGCTACATTTTTATGGAAGCACCAACTGGAACTTCCGGTAACGGAGACTTGGTTATCGCAACTGGCGGTAATGGGCAAAGAAATGCAATAGTCTTTGCTGCCGGCGGACTGCAAACAGACAATACTCAAATGACTATATTCCCAGATGTTAACGTTCATATAGAAATTCCGACTCCTTCAACTAGCTCTACAACTGGGGCGTTGACTGTGGTTGGTGGAGTTGGTGTTCAGGGAGATATGAACGTAGAAGGAAATGTTAGCGTACAAGGTACAATAACATTTGGCGGAGCTGGTACAACTGTTGAAACAGATAATCTATCAGTTGTAGATCCATTCATATTTGTATCTGACGGAAATAGTTCAGATATTGTTGATTCAGGGTTAATAACAGAATATAAAAATAATGATGCAACTCCGCAAACTCGTTATTCCGGAATTGTCAGGGATGCATCGGATGGGGTATATAAACTTTTTGCAGACGCCACGACTAAACCAAGCTCTACAGTAGACTTCTCTGAAGCTGGTTTAATATATGGTTCACTTCAAGCTAACAATATAACCTCAGAAACTATTAATAGCGGAAATATAACTTTAGAATCAGGAAGCTCTATTACCATAGGTGTAACTGAAATCTTAACAGCAGCTAACTATGCAGGAACTGCAGCTAGCGTAGTAAACGGAGTTTATACAACCGATACTGGAACAGTTACCGAGACAATGTTGGCCACCGGACCAGCAAGATCTGGATTTAGGTCTGAAATAAATGCCCAAACCGGAACAGCTTATACTTTAGTTTTATCTGATTTAGCTAAATTGGTAACGATGGACAACGCCGGAACAATGACGCTAACAGTGCCAACAAATGCATCCCAGGGCTTTGCTATAGGAGATAAAATAGATATACTTAGAAAAGGTGCAGGAGCCTTGACTGTAGCCGGAGCTGGTGGAGTAACCGTTAATGGAACTCCTGGTCTCAAGTTGCGTGCCCAGTGGTCTTCTGCTACACTAGTTAAACTTGGTACAGACGCATGGGTATTAATTGGAGATTTGTCGGCATAATATGACAACTGGAGATAAAACTCGGAACTAGAAAAAAGCCAGCACCGACTATAACAGGTCGGTAAAGATACTGCTGCAAACACGGCTATCACTACCGCTGGATTTAGAATAGGAACAATAACAAACGTTTCTACGGCAGTCCCTGCCGAGCTTGGAGATGTAACAGTGCAGTCTCCAGCTGCAGGCATTGTAACTCCAATTGACACTAATATAAACTATACTAGAAAAAGTCCATTTTTTCCACCGTACTTCCCACCGTATTTCCCGCCGTTCTTCCCGCCGTTCTTCCCACCATTCTTTCCCCCATATTTCCCACCATGGTTCCCGCCATTCTTCCCGCCATTCTTCCCACCGTTCTTCCCACCATTCTTTCCTCCATTTTTCCCACCAATATTTAAGTAGGAAATTACTATATTATATATTCTAAAGAAATAGAGAATGTATGGCTAACATTGTAAAAATAAAAAGATCTGGATCAGCATCTCAGGCACCGTCTTCGCTTGAAGAGGGAGAAATTGCCCTCAATTACGCAGATGGTAAATTGTTTTGGAAAAATGTCTCAAATTCTATAGTTGGATCAAAGCTTGTAACGGGAATATCAGGTACAGCTAATCAAGTAGTTGTTACAGAATCGGCAGGGTCATTTACTGTTTCGTTATCAAACTCCGTAACAATAAATAATGTACTAAATACATCTTCCCTTTTTGTTGATTCAATTGAAATAGATACAACACGGCGCAGTATTGGGCGAATCGTTAATATTTGATGGAACAAAATTTTCCTCATCTACTCCAGTTACTGCTTTAAATACAGCAGAAAAATATGTCGCAACCATAGGAAATGGTACAGATAGCACTTACGTTATTACTCATAGTTTAGGGACTAGAAACGTAGTAGTTACAGTTATAGATGCAAATTCACCGTATACATTTACGGAGGTTGAATGGGAAGCAACAACAATAAACAGTATTACCCTGAATTTTTCGGGAGCAGTATCAGAAGATTCTAGGATAGTAACAATACATTCAGTTGGTTCCGGAGAACTGTATACTACAACAATAGGAGATGGAACCAATACTGAATTTGAGATAGATCATAATTTGGGTATCTTTGATACTTTTGCTGTCGTTAAAAACGCTGCAAGTCCCTATGAAGTAATTCTATGTAGATACTTTCCAATATCAATTAAAAAATCAAAAGTAGTATTTAATACTCCCCCATCGTCAAATTCAATTACCGTATCTATATTTGCTCCGCTTACAGGATATAAATACTCAACAACGGTTGGCGACGATACGAATGTTGATTTTACAATAGACCATAATCTTGGCACTAAAAACGTACATGCGTTTTGTCGAGACAAAAACAGCCCATATGAACATACTTTAGTTGGTTGGAGAGCAGCTTCAGACAATTCGATAGTTATTTCTTTCGAAGACGCTCCGTCAAGTTCATCAAAAGAAATCCATGTATTTTCTTCTATTGGTGGAATCGTAACCTTAACTAATATATCTGAATTAAATAATTTTAATATAACCACAGAATCTTCTGGAGAATATTTAGTTTATTCTGGATCAGAATGGCAAAATAAACCAAGAGTTTCAACAACTGCTCCATCCTCAAAGTATGGTTCTGCAGGTGATAAAAAAGGCGACATGGCAACAGATGCCAACTATGTCTATATATGCTATAATAACTATGTTGATAATTCTACCCAAATATGGAGAAGGGTAGCCGTAGATACTGGTTGGTAAAAGTGTATCCTTTAAATAATTTTGATGTATTAATGTCATTTTCAAACAATGAAACAGGAATGATATTAAATGTATTTACTCTAATTGAAAACAAAAATAAAGAAGATCTTTCAG